AATCAATCCTGATTGGGCTTATCAAAATAATTTAATCGCGCTCAGTTCTTAATAAAAAAGGAAATAAATATGAAAGTTTTAGTTTGTGGCGTTCGCGCTCAGTCTGGTAAATCAAAAGCTGGTAATGATTATGACATGAAGCAATTAGTTGTTTTAAGTCAAATTGAAGGCGTTGCTCGTGACAATCTTTCAATACGTGGTGCTGGTTTTGAAGAAGGTCGTATAGATCTAACAGATGAAGGTTTTAACAACTTTATTTCTGCAAATCATACATACCCCCAGCTTTTAGATTGCATTACTGATACAGAATTTCGTCAAGGTCGTGCTGTAACAGTTGTAACGGGTTTTAATCAAAAATAATGAGCCTCATCCCTGTATGTAGCTCTATAGATGTAAACGGCTTGTGTGACGGCTCTGTTACATATGTCGATGCATACCTTCTGCCTGTTGATAGTGCTCCAATGTTGGAGCTATTGCTAGCAGGAGGGTTTGACGCTGATTTAGCTAATGTTGGCTTTTTCGGTGTAATCACTTTGTTCGTTGCTGGTTTTACAGTAGGAACAATTATTAACTTAATCAGAAAAACAAGGATTTAAAAATGAAAAATTTCACAAAGTTGGGATTTGGCGCTCTTTTAGCTGCTGCTTCAAGTGCATCTATGGCTGCTGTTGACGTTGCGGGTGTATCTACTGCGATTGGTGTTGCTGAAACATCAGCTCATTCTATTGGTACTGTTGTTATCGGTGTTGTTGCTGGTCTTGCCGTTGTTGGTATCGTACTTGGTTTGGTTCGTAAGCTGTAACTAAGTACAAGGTTTAATACTATGTTCTCTTTGCTATTCGGTGCTTTTTTAGCTTATGCATTTCTAATGGGAATGAGGTTAACATGGTATTAAACTTTTTAAAGTTAGCATCATTAAGAGGGTTAGTAATAGCCCTTTTTTTGATGCCTTCTTTTGTTTCTGCTTCTTATCTATTTGATACTACTCAGTCTACTAATCCAAGTGTTTATGAGCCTACAGTTCAGGCTGCTTGTCAAGAATGGTTTGACGCATATACTAGAAATAGTCAGCATTTAGAAGTCCAACAAGGTGTAGTTACTACTCATTACGGGCAGAATAGATATAGTACAACTTATATATGCAAGTCTATTCTTGATTCTGTTTATTATGTCCAGTCATCACAAACTGTATGGGCTATATCTGCTGATTGTCCTACAGGGTTTGAAGATGATGGTAGTGGAGAGTGTGTTGAGCAAACAGAGTGCCCCGTTGGGACTGTTGATATAGGTTCTGGTGGTGTTCAAGAATGTGTGGATATTTGTACTGCTGGCGATGTTAGAACAATACGAGTACCGCTCGGCGATATACCTTCGTCTATTCTTGATAATATAGGTTGTTCTGCTACTTATAATGGTGTAGTTGGAAATTGTACATTGTTAGCAGATGATACTGCTACTTGTTACGCAGAATTTGCGACTACTGGCGATCATAACGAAGTACATGATTGCAATGACTGGCATCCGACAGGATTCTACGAAGATTGCTACACTGTTTTCGGTGAAGGTGGCGATTCAACTCAAAATGTAACGCCACAATCTGAGCCTACTACTTCACAAAATAATATAAGTGACGCAACCGCCTCAACACAAGTAGATCCTTCTGTTGTTGATACGTTACCAGATGGAACTGTAATTACTACAGATATACAAACTGATAGTTCTAGTGCAAGCGATACTATTAAAATATCCGAGACAACACCTGGTTTCATTTTTATTGAAGAAAAAGACGGTTCAACAACTATTATTCAGACACAAACGACGACGACATCGAACCCAGATGGTAGTTCCTCGGTTCAAACTGAACAAACTAATACATATACATCGCCGAAGATAGAGATTACTTCTTTAGATAAGTCAACTGGCTCTAGTTCTAAAACTAGCACAGGTGGTCAGACTTCTGGCGGTTCATCAACAACAATTAATAACTATAATTCATCTGGTAGTCTAACCTCATCAACACAAGAACAGACTGGTGATGGTTCTGGTACAGATGAACCTTGTCCAGTTAATACTATCTGTGCTGAGGATGGTACAGAGTATGCCTTGCCAACTGGTGAAGGCTCTTTTGATGATGCAATGAGTCAGGTAGGTTCTGAAATTGCACAAGCTAAAGCAGATTTATTATCAACTTTCAACGGTATCAAGTCGCAGGCTTCACAGCTTGTTAGTTTTAATGCTGGTTCTGGCTCTGGTGCTTTACCATGTCCTCCGCCTATTGATATTGCACCTTTTGGTACTTTCGATCTTTGTTTTCAAAGTTATGAAACAGAATTATCTATTGTTGGAACAATTATTATCTTTATTGCTTATTTTTTAGCACTCGCAATTATATTGAGGTGATCTATGTTTGATTGGCTTATTGAACCGATTAATTATGTTATTAACTGGCTGCAAGTAACTATCTATGATTATACGGTACAGTCATTTGCTTATATGGTTGAGGCTGCTACGCTTGCATCTATTAAGTTTATGATCTGGGCAATTGGTTTTGCTTGGGAAGTCGCCGAGCAAATAATAGTTGATCTTGGCGTGACTGATGCGCTTAATTCTGCATGGTCTACGATACCAGGCGACACTGTTAGCGTTTTAACATTCTTTCAGATCCCCCAGATGGTATCTATTTTGGTAACTGCTTTTATTACTGCCTATGTAATGAAATTCATTCCAATGACGGGCAAATAATGGCTATCTCTGTACATCATGGTCCTAACGGTAGCTATAAAAGCTCAGGTGTTGTAGCTGATTTCTTTTTAAAAGCTGCTAGGGAAGGGCGTACTGTTGTTACTAACATTCGCGGTATGTCTACTGACAGGACTTTTGAGCATTATCCAGATACGGCAGAAGGGTTTGAGGTTATACAGGTTGATACGTCAACTGGTGCGGGTAAAGATAGAATTTCAAAGTGGTTTCATTGGGCACCAGATGGTGCTTTGCTTTTGTTTGATGAACCTAGCGTTATATTCCCTAAAAGGTGGCGTGATTCTGATTTGAAGAAATTGGATAATCTTGAAGTTCTTGAACGTATGGCAACAGATCCAACATTTAACGAAACACATCCAGAGTATAGGCCGCCTACTTTTAATATTGCATTTGAGATGCATAGGCATTGGAACTGGGACATAGTGATCATGACACCTAATATCAAACTATTAAGGTCAGATATTAGAGATACTAGCGAAGGTGGCTACAAACATCGCAACAATGCATTGATAGGTTTAAAAGGTTCATATAATGAAGGATTCCACTCAGCAGAAGATAATGGTTCAAATCCAAGTCAATTCCTCTCAGTCGAAACAAAGAGAATTAAGCCAGTCGTCTTTAAACTTTATGACTCTACTAAAACAGGAGAGCATCAAGATACAAGCTCTGGTACGTCGATATGGAAAAATGGCCGTTTTGTACTTTCGTTGGCTGTTGCCGTTTCGTCTCTCGGATATGCGGCATATACTTTCTCAACTGGTGAAGTATTTCCTGACCATCCCTCGGCTACTGTTCAGCTTGGTAATGCCGTGCCTCAGGTGGCTATTTCATCGGGTACTATACAGAATAGCTCTCTTTCTGATAGTCGCATGGTTAATGTCTCGGATAATACACCTTATAACTTAGAGCCTTTTTATAATTATGCGTTTACTATTACAGCGAGTTTATCTAGTGAAGTCAGTGATCTATATTTTTTCACAGCTTCTAAGACTGGGTCGTCATTTGGGATTACTTCGGTAGAATTACAAGAAGCTGGTTATTCAGTAATACGAATTACTGATTGTGCAGCCACTATCGTTTATAAGCAAAAGCGAATGAATGTCACTTGTGGTCAAAGAGAAAACAAAAAGACGTTGGGTGTCGGGGCGTAGTCCCCGAAGCCAGACACCAAACGTCGTCACCAATTTAAATTAATAAATCAAAAATGTCCTCATTTTTTGGTTTAACAACAAGGATAATCTGCGTAGCAATTCTCCTACGCTAAAAGCACCATTACTACGCTAAGTGCCTGATTGTTCGTGTCGATGTCGGAAATTGAATCACATTAGATGGCCTTTCCTGCAAAACTATTTCTTTAGCCTTTAGAGATTGTTCAAGCTCTCGTATCAGTGCTTTATTTGGTTTAATGGCTAGGACATCACCCGACGTAAACTTGTCACCTGCTGGGGAATATAAGAAGCCTGAGCCAAAATGCCAGCCAGTAAAATCATTACGCATCGAGAAGGTAGGGCACTGTCCACCAATCATCAAAAGACACTCAATAACTGCTTTAGGTGTTTTGTTGGTTTTCTCGTATCTCAGAACTGTAGATTTTGAAATTTGAAGGTAATCCATTACTTCAACTCTTGTCATCCGTGCAATATGCCTTGCATCCGTAAATGTCACTTTTTTGGCTTCCATTGCAAAAGCCTTAAATTAAGCAGGGTTTAAGCCATTTTTAGATTGCAAGTACTTACATTCGTTTTAGGCATTATACTTACGTTCGTTATTTTACATAATATACATAATACCGCTGTACTATTAGTAAAAACTCCTAATAAAATCAATAGGTTAGCCGATGCCCTTCCTGATTGCTTTGTCATTTTGGATAGCATTTTCCAAGCTTTTTTATTCTTTGTTTTTCCTCTTTGGATTTCCATATCTGCAATTATTTTTATTGCTGGCATTTCTAGTAATTCTGCAATTTCGATAGCTGCATCATTATCCATTGCTTGCTTATTTTTTCTGTAATTACATACTTTTGATGATGTCCAACCTAGTGCATTTGATAGTTGATTGTCGTTAGCTACACCAGCTTTTTTAATCGCTAAATCTATATATTCGGATGCTTTCATTTTATTTACTCCTCTTGTTTTGGCTGATCATACAATGCTTATGCTCATGTGTGTGAAAAAAACCTTGACTTACTCACAGCTATGAGCGTACTTTCCATACTCATGGATATGAGACATCGACAACCTAACTCCTTCGAAAAGCCCTACCAATGGCTGATTTTTGACGTCGGTGTCCTTGCAGCTTGCGGTAGGCACTAATAAGGACATAACCGACTATGACTGAATTAATAATAATTACCTCCTTTATCGGCGTCCTTGTGCTTTATTATCATTTCACAAAGGACTAACCGACTATGAAAATATTTACTTTCTCTTATATGCAAAATGGTCGTCGTGTCACATCGACTGTAACGGCCTTAACTATCAATTTAGCACTGACTGCTATAGCTGTTCGTATTCCACCAAATTCGCCATCTTTTATCATCGAAGAGGGTAGGTCATGAGTGAAACTTTTACTGAATCAGATTTAATATCTATCCGTCAGTCTTTTTTACATATCCGTTCTGTCTCACTATCGGGTCTAGATAAATATTCTCCTATCTATAATCGTGTTCTTAATGCTAAACGTGTTTTGGCTTCATTAGACGAGATCTTAAACTCTGATAGGGAGTTTATTTAAATGAGAATGATTCTTAAAAACCTAATGTGCGTGCATGTAGTACTGCACATTAGTCCCAAAAATGGGAATATTTAGGTCACTTTCATGTTTTTGACTAAAGAAACTATCTATCTAGAAACTTTAAACAGACAAGAAAAATCTTATCTTGACTCTGTCGGTTCTGGTGTCGAATCTCTTTTTGTCAATTTTGGTCATGGTGATGTTCAAATCAGATCATCTTTAGCTTCTCAAATTAGAAAACTATTAATTCAGGATTTCGAATTAATTAATTCTCTTGATTCTTTCTCTGCTGATAATGATGATTCTAGTTATAGAAATTTAGAGATTCCTGAATATCCTGTAAATAACCAATCTTCTGGAATGATTGACTGGTTCCGTGGTGAAGTCTTGTTCAGTCATGATCCAATTCCCACTGGTACTGTTCTTAGTATCTTGCCAGATGGTTCGATTGATTATGAAGTTTCAAAGTCTGTACAAGTTCGCGGCTCTCATGAAAGCTCGTTAAAAGTTAAGTCCTCAATGCTTGATTCTGACGGTATTGCTCAAACTTTACTGATAGACGGTAATATCTCCAAATTTATACAAGGACACAATGTTTTTGGTTCTTTAGATCTTAATTCAATTCTATCAGCTGCATTTATCAAATTAACTCATTTTCTACAATCAGAGTCACAGCTAAAACTATCTGAATTCTCTATCAGAAAAGCTCAGGATTTAATTGATAGGGGAGAGTACTTAGTAAAAATGCTAGATATTAATTTCCTTTATGACTTAGAAAACGATGCTTCTGTCGAGAGTTGGTTACATGCTGCCGAGATGAACGCTCGTACTCGTTCTGGTCGCTCAACACGTGATAAAGGCACCGTTTATATTCAAAAGAACTCCAGACGTTGGGCTATCAAGTTCTATAACAAATATCGAGAAATAACCTCGAAAGATAAAAAACACACCTTAAAACCTGAATTTAAAGATTCTGGATTAGAAGAATTTATAGAAGGTAAATTACGTGCTGAACTCCGTCTAATGTCACTTGAGCTAAAAGACCTAGATTTGACGCTCGGTAAGCACTTAACACCTCAAAAACTTTCTGATCTATATAACCATTATCTGGGGTATATCGAAATGAAACCTAATGTCACATTAATAGATGAAGAATTAAATAAGCTGCCTCGTACAGTACAAGGTACATATCAAAATTGGCGCTCAGGCGCGAATCTTAAAGAGTTATTACCTCGTAATACTTTTTATCGTCATAGGAATATCTTGCTTGAGCATGGAGTAGATATCTCTTTTCCACCAGTCGATGGTGGTATTCCTAACAATGTAATTCCATTAATGCGTGTACTTGAAGCTAAGCCCGTAATCAATCCTGATTGGGCTTATCAAAATAATTTAATCGCGCTCAGTTCTTAATAAAAAAGGAAATAAATATGAAAGTTTTAGTTTGTGGCGTTCGCGCT